CCAGCCGTACCCGCTTGAACGGGGTATCGGCGTGGCGGAGTACGCAATGTTCGACCCGGAGTCGCGATCGGATCCGGTACTCAAGTTCGACGTACGCTACCACGACACGCCATCCAACAAGGCAATGATCGAGGTTTGGCCGACTCCGGCGTCGGCGCAATGCGAATTGGAGTTCGTCGGCGCCTACAACAAGGCGCATCTCGTCGAAGATTCCGACGTGTGTCTGGTGGACGCGGAGTGCGTGATCCTGTTCGCCGCGGCGTTCGCCGCACCTTCGGCAGAAAAGGACGCACGGATGCTGGCAGCAGAAAAAGCGCTGATCGAGGTCGCGGCGCGCTCGCCCGATCTGACACGTATTCGAATGGGCCTCGGTTCGGTGAACAAAACGCCGATCGGCCGGGCCGTCGTGCGCGTGACCTGACATGCCTCAACTGATCATCAATGATTTCAAAAACGGCATGGACCGGACCAGGCCCCGGGCAAACGGCGTACCGGGATCGTTGTGGCGTGCCGAAAACGGTGTCATCACACGCGGTGGCGATTTCGCCAAGGCGAAGCGGTTTGTGCCAATTCACGAATTGCCCGCCGGACAGACGTTCGGCCTGGCGCGTGTCAATGGCAGGCTTCAGGTGTACGCCAGCAGCCCTGTCGCAGCGCCCGCCGGCGTAAGTGTTCGCGCGATTGCCGCGCCTTCAGGCGCCGACATGATTGAAATTCTGGACGTGAAGACGCCAGGTGGCATCGACTACGTCATGGCGCGCTATGCGGACGGAAACACCTACCACTATTACAACGGCGCGCGGGTCACCGATTGGGACGCGATCGCGGACGAAAACGCGAGCCTCGGCACCATCGCCAGCCGGCTAGGCGCGGAAATCGCGGAAACAGGCACGGTCGAAGTCGTAGTCGACAACGACACGCTCTATCTGACCGCCACGGAGCCGGGAACAGCGTTTTCGGTGTCCGCGAGCGCGATAAACGGTGCGATGGGCACGGACGATCAGTCCGTCGCGGTTACGACCGTGCAGGCAAACGTGGCCGAAGTGGCCAATGTTGATGCCACAGGAACCTTCACGCTCGCCGCGGGGTCCCTGTCGCCTGGCGGCGGGAACCGGGTTGACACGGTGTCGGTGGACGGCGTCGATCTCCTGGACGCGCCGATCTTGTTCGGGACGTCGCTGTCCGCGACCGCAAACGCTGTCGCCTCGGCGATCAGCGACGGTGTGGACGATCACGGGTTTCTGGCGTCGTCGTTAGGCGCGGTTGTCACCATCACGGCGCCCGAGGGGACCGGCGCGACGCACAACGGCGAGACGGTCGCCTTCACGGTGTCGGGGGACGTCACCGCGTCGAAAACAGACATGGCGGGCGGTGTCGACGCGGTGGCGCCGGTCGCACAGATCGTTCAAGTCACGTTGTCCGGCACGGTTAACGCGGATGAGCACGATGATGTGTGGACGATCACGCTGGACAGCGTCGAGCACAAGATCACGACACGCGCGAGCGCGATGGGCACCTTCGGTCTCGTCAACAGCAAGCGCATGGTAACTGTCGCCAACAATCTCGTCGTCTATAGCGCGCTTGAAGCATTCAGCGATTTCAGCACCGACGCCGAAGCGGAAACCGGTTACGGGTTCTTCGCCCCGGCGAACGAGAGCGGCAATTCGCAGCTCACAGGTCTCGGGAAGTACCAAGGCCGACTCGCCATCATGGCGGGCGAAGACATCGTGACGTACTTCTTTGGCGCGGATGCCGCGACGATCGAGATCGACCAGCCTATCGTTAACACAGGCACAGTGTCGCCCGGCAGCGTGCAGTCGTACGGCAGTCGCGACATGTTCTATCTCGACGAGACAGGCATCCGGTCGCTGCAACCGCGTGACAGCTCCAACGCCGCGTTCGTGTCGGACGTCGGCAGTCTCATCGATGAGTACATCAAGGAACTGCGCGAACTCGTGTCGCCTGCGGCGGTGGCCAATGCGGTTTCGATCGTCGATCCGGTGGACGGGCGGTACTGGCTCGCCATCGGGACGAAAATCCTGACTTTCAGCGGTTTCCGTGATCGCAAGATTGTGGCGTGGACCGTGCAGGACTTCGAAGTCGCGCCGACTGCGTTTGTTCGCGTCGGCCGCGACCTCTACATGCGCGCTGGCGATACGATATATCGCTACGGCGGTGCGTCGGGATCCGATCACGTCGAGGCAGGCGATTGCGTGTTCGAGACGGCGTTCATGGATTGCGACACGCCAGGCACGCACAAACAGTTTACCGGGTTCGATTTCGTGTGCAGCGGGACGTGGAAAATCGAGATTCTAACGGACCCGGACGACCCGTCCAACGCGGTGACGCTAGGGTATCTTTCCGGGCAGACACTGAACAAACAGCATGTCGCGTACCAATTCCGCGCGGCGATATTCGCGATCAGGGCGACGTGTGTCTCGGAAGGCGAGGCGTCGTTTTCGAAGATCATCGCCCATTTCCAGAAAGTCGACGCGCAATGAAGTTTCGTGACTATAAGCCGGGCGACATGGGCGCGGTGCTCATGGACCTGTCTCCTGTATCGAAACGTGAAATGAGTGCTATGCCCGGCGCAGTTGCTGACGTGGAGCGAATGGCGAGACTATGCGGGCGAACCTGCGAAGTAGACG